GCGGTCATAGAACTCAGCCAGGCTTTGGCCGATCTGACGGGCAATAGGGCCACGGATGTCATACTGGGCCAGGGTCTCATCCAGGTCGTAGATGAACGCAGAGGCCACCAGCAGGTCGTCCATCGCAATGGTGGTCTCAGCAACCGGGGGGTTGCCGCTACCAAGGATAGCCGAACCAGGGGTGTGATAGCCAGCCGTCACACGACCGGTGTGAATGAATTGAGCTTCCTTGCCGTTACGCAGGGTGCGGTTCATCACCAGACCCTTAGCAATGGTAGCATTACGGAAGGCCTCATAGACCTCGCCGGTGAAGAGCTTCAGAAACAGAGCCTTCTTGTCGCCAGCTTTATTCGATTGTCCAAGTTGCGTAAGCGTCGCAGTCATTGTTGTTAAAGTTAAATACGGTCAATAAGATCTAGAGCATTCAAAGCTTTATAAGCCCTGCGATTCCCTAGGTATGGGAGAAATAGACTTAGGATCCTTGCTACTTCTACCCTTTTGGCCGTGCGCCATTCGTAGGCTGGTCTCCAATGTTTATTGCTTTTCATTTGGGTAGTCATGTAAGGCCCGCTAATTTTGGGTACACCTACAATTTCACCAAATTTACAAAGCACATCTTCATCACACATTTTAACAGAAAGGCGTGGAAAGATGTAACCTTTTGTATTGCAAAAAACAATAGAACCCTCACCTTCGAATATGCCAGCGGCCCATTCAATAGAGTTTGCGCGCATTGATATTCAATTGTGGGTAATAAATCCGTTGTATTGGGTATCCGACGCATCGGGCCAATACTCCAGTCGACTGGGTTTTTAACGAGGTTATCCCATCCTCAATAGGCAGGGGGACATTGCAGTCCCCACAATCTGTGTTTAAATCAGATCGCCGCTTGCAGCCAGACGTTGTTCGATGTCAATACGATAAGCAGGGTCATCACGATAACGAGGATCGGAGATAGCCCGTGCCAATTCTGCTTGACTACGGAATGCCTTGGTGGTGTTCTTAACAGACTTACCAGACACTCGCTTGCCTTCAAACCCGACAGCATCACGATACCGCTGATTCAAGGCTTGAACTGCAAAGAAGATAGCATCCTTGTTGCCGCTGTTGACAACATTATCAAAAGCAGCCACCTCATCGGGACGCAGGTTATCTGCTGCCCAGGCAAGGGTTTCATTGTAGGATTCTTCACCACCAACCGAAGCAAGGATTGACTTGGCATCAGCGTCAGACAATTCCTGTTGGGAAAGGGTGGCGTTCTTTTGAAGTTCAAGGTAAGCATCAATCAGTTGCTCAGACGGCAACTCCTTGAGCTTTTGAACGGTTTCTGGTTTGAGCTGATTGGAGTTACTGAAGTATTCCTCAGAAGCCTCTTGAATGAACTTAGCGGTTTCAGAAACAACCTCACCTTCATCAGATGATTCAGTACCCTCATCGGGGGTATCTTCACCCTCTTCTTGAGTAGGCTCTTCCTTCTGCCCTAGTTTCTTTTCAAGTTCTTTGTATGCCTTCTCAAGATCCTCAGCGGACTTGAACTTACCAGCATAACGCAGTTCAGCTTCTGATTCAGCACGGGCTCGATCATACTTGTCTTGCGCCATGGCTTCTTCTTCAGCCATCAGTTTGTCACCAATGTCTGCCAGACGAGCTTCATCTTGAAGACGAGCTTCAGTCACATCAGGATCGGTTGCGTCAAAAACGATTTCAGGCATGGTGGTAGATTAGTGGATAACAAGGGTAACATTGCCAAGACCAGGAACCACTACTGGTTTCTTTTGTGGGCGGGCAGTGTCAGTCTTGACGATTGGTTTACCAGCAGACTTCTTACGAGGAGACAGGGAAGTTACCTCCTCAGAAGGAAGTTCAAAATCCTCAGGATTGAGGGGCTGGTTGAGCGGAGCTTGCGATTCCATCGACAGTGTTTTGTAGGGCATCAACGACACCAGGGTTCTTATCAGGATCCATCATCGGAGCTTTAGCCAGCTCACCTGCTTGACCCATCAAGGACATTTGTGCCGCTTGTGCTTGCTGTTGCTTCATTTCGGTTTCACGTTCCTGAGCAGTCTTAATGAGCTGAATAGGATCAATACCTTGAGCGGCAGCAAGCCGTTTAATTGCTTCCTCTGGATTGATGAAACGAATCATCGCCTCAGGTCCAAGCGATTGGGAAATAGTCTGAAGGAACATCATCAAGGATTCCCGGTCTTGACCACGGCCAATACCTTCGATGCCTGCGATGACAGTTGGGAAGACCACACCCTTAGGAAGCTTGGGTAGGATGTTGGACCGTTGAAGAACAAACAACTTTCGTTGGAGATACGGACGAAGCAGTTCTGTGGTAAGGTTACCATAGATACCACCAAGCTGTTCGTTGAGTTCCTGCTGGGTAGCACGGATCTCTTCAGCGGTAGTGCGTTCAGATTGACGCACAGTAAGAATAAGAAAGGCTTCACTCAGCCGTTGGGTAAGCTGAGTAATCATTTGATAGGCGGTTGAGAAGTCAGCCTGCTTGGCAACTTGAACAACCGACACATCTTCTTGACGGCCTTGGATAATAGCTCCATTGCCTGCCTTTGCCAGCGTGCTGGGCTTGACAGTAGCACTTGGAGATACGAGGAAGACAACCTTAGCAGCGGCAGCAGAACCCTCTACCATGGCTTGCATCAGACCCTCAAGGGACTTCAGATCACCAAGGTATTCTTCAATGCGACCACGGCCATAGTCTTCTCCATCCACAATGTTGAACCGCAGCGGCAGCCACGGGGTTGTGTTCTTTGGAGACTTGCCATAGCTGTCTTCAATAATCTCTCCATCAACTTCCTGCCTCCAACGCCATTGTCCATCCGTGAGCTTAGCCCAGGTATAAACAGCAGCTTCATCCTCACCAACTGTTACATCCACAGAAGGAGTAGCAGTGTTGTCATCCACACGGTTGGTGGCACTCTTAGAGGTTTGGAATTTCTCTGGAAGGAATTGACGGTTGATAGATTCAACAGTAACGATCTCGGTGGGCTGACCCTCTCCATCACGGACGACCACAAAACGGTCAAGAGGGTAAAGCTTGACACCACTCGAACCCATGTATACCAGGACATTCCCGGTTACAATCAGGTGCTTCATTGCCTGGTGAAGGATCACACGATCCTGTGATTCGGCAACGTGTTGCATAATGACCCGCTCCATTTTGGAGAGGCTCAGGTCGATCTCTGATTTGATCCTAGCATCAAGATTGGGATCCGAGGCGAGCTTACCGTCGTTGATCTGAAGCTTAAAGAACGTAGCTGTCACAGGGAACAAACTAAGCATAAGCTTCGAGGCCATGACGTTCGCGCCTTTGGCACCGATTGATTGCCAAGGAGTGGGCAGGTGCTGACCATTTATTACCCCAGTAGGAGTAAGGAGATAGGGCAGACTCAGACGCGCACACTCCCGAGCAGTATCAAGGAAGATCGTTCTGTCACTTGCCAAGCGAGCGTAGCGGCCAGCAGCAGATTGATTTTCCATTGTCATTGAGGAATGTTAAGGCCGGTTGCTTGGCCAGAAATAGTGCCAAGAGTAGGGGTGGGAGTAGCACGAGGGGCGGTAAAGCCAGCAGCGCCAGCAGTACGGCCACGAGCACCACGCATACTAGTAGCGGTCTTAATTGTGCCAACCTTTTCACCAGCACTCACAGGAGCCGGAGGAGGGGCAGGAGGGGCAGGAGGGGCAGGAGGCGGCGGTGGCATCGCAGGCGCTTGAGGCGCAGAAGGAGCAAGACACATGATCTTAATCTCTAGTAGTTTTGTTTTTAAGATGTTTGATAATTGCAATGGCTCCAGCTTGGAAAGCTAGTTCCCGTTCAGAGATGTTGCAATCAGGAAAACGATCAGGATACATCTCTTCAAGCTCTTCAATAAGCCGAAGCAGATCAACCCTACCCCCTACTACATGTGTAAGGGGAAGGGTGTCCTCATCAAGGTAAGCCATCGTAGAATCTTTCAAGGTAATCAATAGCTTTTTTCAAAGCCTTTGGACTGTCTCCAAACTTACCAATACCAGTATTGCAATCATGACAAAGCAATCCTCGTATTTGTCCTGTCTGGTGACAGTGATCTACATGAAACGTTCCACGGCCTTTTGAATCAGGTGACATACAAATGGCGCAACAGTGATTTTGTTTAGCCAGCAATTCATCAAACTGATCAATGGTTATTCCAAATTTGGATTTTAAATGGGTGTTGCGTTTTGTGCGTGGATTTAAACGTTGCCACATTACCGCTTTTTTATTGCGACATTTACGGCATGTCCCATTTAAGCCATCTTTGTTTCTTGGTTCGGGATGAAAGTAACTGGCGTTAAAAAAGTGCCGACACTCAGAACACGCTTTAATCATCCGTATTGTGGAAGATCGGTATTTGCCGCCTCAAAAAAGGCGGGCATCCGAGCGCGTTGGGTATCTTTCAAGCCAGGGGCTTTACCGCGTTCATACAGCGAATCAGATTGATGAAGCCAAAAATCTTTATCTAGGTATTTATTTGTTGAGGATGTGAGTCCATCAACTACCCAGCCTACTGTGGCGCGGCGCAAACGATTGAGGCTTGGTGTGGACTTGAGACCCAGTTCGGAACAGACCATCGAGTGGATTGCGACGTGGGTTTGTTCGTCGCGGCTGATGTCTGCTGCTGTGGTGCGGATTCCGACATCTCCGGTGAATCGGAAGAATGGGAGGATAACGAAGAAGACACTGCGCTCCAGAATAGCTGCTTTGAGTATCGGATGCTCAGGCGCGTCAAGCCAAGCTTTTAAGATGTGCTTAGCTTCTTCCTCATACTTGGGGTTAGCACCGTGGGCATCAATCACATAATTCAATGCCTGGTCGTGGTTCTCTTCATCACGTTGATTGGAGAGTAATGCCTCCCGAACACCCGGGGTTTTAGGGAGTTCTTTCTCCAGGCCTTGTTGAAGAAACTCACGCACAGGCAATTCCAGGTGGCGAAGACCAAGGGCGCGTTTGAGTGCGTCCTCGGCCCCCTCTACCACCTTGCCCTTTTGAACCGCCACAGGGGTCCATTTGCGTTTGCGGCTGATAACTTGATCGTAGGGCGATAGGGTTGGGCTCATTCTCCGCAGGGAATACAGGGTTCGTTTTCGGGTTTAACAGTGGGACAGCCGCAGTCAGGGTCGATGTCTTCATCAAAACCAAAGAGATCACGGAAGTCTTCATCAAGAGCTGCAAGTGCGTCATCTTTAGCTTGAGTATCAGGCATCACCTGAAGAGAATAATAGAGGCTCGTCTGAGGGGAATACATCCACTCATAAAGAAACTCTCTATCATAGGTAACAACGTCCGACCACGAGTTAAACGAATACCCATGGAAGAGAAGAGTGCTTTGGAAGAGGCGGACAAGACCATCCACAACTTCCTTATAAGCTTCCCAACCTACTTCAGAAGCAATTTCGATGTCCGGCGGGTAGTCATAAGACTGGACTCCGAAAGTCCCACTATCCCTATCGACGTGACGAGAGATAGGAGGGGCCAGCTCTGGGGCAGTAGTATAGCCACGCAGATCGACGTTGTTATAAGAGCAGGAAGCCGTAGGCGCAATAGCAAAGGCACGGTCCATTTCAGCGGCTCGTGCAATCTGTGCTGCAATTTCAACGGCTTTTGCAAGTTCAGATACAAGGAGGTATGCCGGAGTATGCTCCGGTTGATGAGTATGGAATTTGGTTAGGGCGTCTCCAAACTCTTTATACGTTACGCCGTTCTGGCAAAGAAAGTTAGCCAGACCAAGAACACCAAGACCAATCTGTCGGTCAGTTTCGGGGGGAAGGTATTCGCCGGTTTCCCCAACACCGGTCTTTCCATGAAGCTCGATAAGGGAACTCATGCCCTCAGTAAATGCAGGAACCAAGTCCTCAATACCGCAAGCTCCGAGATTGATATGCTGAAGAAGGCAGGTACCACGACTAGGTAGATACACCTCCAGACAAACATTGCCCAGGATGCGATTGCCTTCAGTGTCATAACGAATCTTATTAAGCCAGATGTCGCCCTTCTTAATACCATCAATGGTGGCATCAATCAGTTCGTCAGAGGCATACTTGAGGAAGTTCTCATCAACATTCAAACACCGCTTGACCCAGGCGAGGTCGGCTCGGGAAGCAGTGATGAACTCAAGAGCATCAGGGTGGGTATAATCAAGATGACACACCACAGCCCCATTCTTATACACTCCACCGCGCCTCAGGGTTTCGTTGAGGGCAGAGTAGATGCGGGCAAAGGAGACGGGACCAGACGCTGTAAGGCCCTTTCCATTCTCTGCCCCTCTAGGACGAAGCTTAGAGAGATGAACAGCCACGCCAGCTCCGTTACGAAGAGCGTGCGAAACAAAGCGCCAGGATGCTTCGATTCCTTCAGGCCCTTCCATAGTGTCCTCCACCTGGAAGACCGTACAGCTGACCGGTAAGCGAGATTCGGGGTTGTCAATCCAGTTTTGAACACGGCCAGTTCGTGCAATCTTGTTGGGGGACATTGGTTTAGATAAGGTCGTCGAGAACAGGGGGTTGGTAATTAGGCCCCTTAAGGACTTTGCCATCTTCGCGGCGGAGGGGCTTGCCGTCCACGAGTTTACTCATGTTGGATTCAAAGACACGGGTCATAGCCGCATCAAGATTCCAGCCACGAGCAGCTGCAAATTGATAACACACGAAGACAAGATCGGCCAGCTCCTTTAACTGGGCCAGTCGATTCTCTTCAACGGTATCAAGGGTTTTAAATTCAGCATCGAAAGCGCCAACGAACTCAAGGTATTCCTCGGTGATAAGGTTTGCTTGTAGTTCATGCACATACTCATTAACTGTGTTAATAGGTTGGTCCATGGCCTCACGAAAGGCAATGGCTTGTTGGAGCAGCGATGACATGGTTAGCGGTTACGCTCGTGGGAAAGCTGTTGGATTTTGCGGTCAACGTAAGCCTTAGCTTTGAGCCAGTCATCCAGTTCGGACTCGTGGCTCTTGTGGCCTGCGCGACAAACGTATTTAATCACGTTGCCAGCCAGGTAGTCAAGGCCTTGGTCAACTATGAAATCCCAAATCTCAATCGTCCCTCTTTTGTAGTGGGTCGGACTGTACTTGGTCACGGAAAAACTCTTGGTAGGCGGGGTTGTCAATGATGCTTTTGAGTCTACGATTTGCCAGAAATCGTCCCAGGGCATCATTTCGGAGTGATCGTCTATCGAACCACAGCTGCATTCCAAGAATGATTTGATTTCTTCGTAGTTCAAACCAGACAGGGATTGCTCTGAGGATAAGGTCGATTGCGTGGAAGACATTGCGGTCAATGACATAGACAATAGCAAGGACTAAGCCGATGTCAAGTCCAATAAGGACGGGGGTGGGTTCCATAGGATGGGCTCCTTAGTGGTGGAGTTATACTCACCAGGCCGGAGAATCCGTGCGAGACGAGCGTTGCGGATGGCGTCGGCTTCAGTCATGCCTGCCTTTTCATAACAGGACAGAACAGCTTGCCATGGATCCTCAGCCTTAGCCAGGATCTTTTGAGCGCCCTTAGCGCCGATGCCAGGTACGCCTTTGTAGCCATCCACCGGGTCGCCCGTAAGGCATTGTGTCCAGAACCAGTAGTCGGCTTCTTCAGGTGTTACTTGGACCAGCTCACTTCCATTAAATAGGTTGCAGCTGATCTGTTTCATGTCCTTGTCAGGAGAAACAAGAATAAAATCACTTGGATCCAGGTGGCACTCTAGTCCAAGCGCGTCGTCTGCTTCGAGGTTTTCATAGCGGATAATCTTGAAGTGGTCTTTACACCAGTCCAACAACCGCTTATAACCCACGGGCTTACGTTTGGTGCGCTTACCTTTGTAGTCAGGGTCAACAAGCTTTCGGAAGTTCTTGCTGTCCGAGAAATACAAAAGCACTCGTTCGGTATCGAACCGTTTCTTAAGGTTATTGATCTCCGAAGAGAAGACCTTGGTAACCTCCTTGAAGTTGCTGGCAATGGTGATCAGGTCATCACCCCAGTCAAGCTCCGTTTCATTAACCTGACAGCTGCGATAGGCAAAGAAGTCAGCATCAATGCGAAGCTCTGGTTCAATGACAGTCGGCCCACGTTGCCCCTTCTTTTGCCTCTGAGGCGAGGGGGACTTTGAGGTCGTAGTATTCGCCAGCTTGGACGATGGACCACTCAAGTTGGAACTTTGCGTCATTGACAAGGTGTGGTTGAACAGCGAGTTGAATTTCATCATGGATCCATCCGAGCCACTGGTAATCAATGCCCCATTGGTATCCAAGACTATTCATTTGGTTGAAAGCAATGACATTCCACCGCTTACAAACTATCGCCCCTGCTGATTGCAAGAGGTAGTTAAGGGCAGCGTGCTTCTTTCCTTGGAGACGGATTGGTCGCCCATCAAGTCCCCGCAGAACATCAGAAGCAGATTCATTGGCAACAGACTTAAGAAGATCGTCAAGGCCCGGAATCGCTTTGAGGAACTTCTTACGGATACTTGCCCCAAGTTTCTTAGCAGCTTCCTCTGATAATGACTTATCGAGTGAGGTGCCAATCTTCTTGTCGGAGGCTCCATAAATGAATGCGTACGTTAGTGTTTTGACTTCCTTGCGAGTACACCCAACTCGATCTGCATTCTGTTGGTGAATGTCTCCGTTGACTACAACGTCAGCGAAAGCACCGCCATCAAACTCAGCGAGATAGTGGCCAAGCATACGAAGCTCCAAGCCGGAAGCATCGGCACCAACCTGACGCATACCATTGCCAGGACCAAATAGTTCACGACAACGAGGATCCGAACTCGTCTGCCCAAGATTTGGTCGGCTGTGCGCGTTACGCCCGGTGTTGGTAGCAAGCTGGCAAACATGGTGGATACGCCCTTGAGGGGTGACCATCTTGAGCCAAGCATTTGCTCCATCACTGAGCTGTCCAAGGGCCTTTTGTAGTTCGAGGATTCGGGCAAATGTTTTAGCCTCTTCGGTAGCAATGGATTGGAGAACGCCTTCATCAATCTTCGGGCGTCCGGTGTCTGTGAAGACTTCGGGTTTCCAATCACGCCAGGTCATAAAGGCCCAGCCAATGTGGTCCCGACTTGTTGGGTTGAACTCTTTGAGCTTGGTAAGCTCTGCCCCCTCGTAATAACCTTTAGTGCTGTTGTTCCTCTTGGGAATCATGGTTCCGCCATCAACATACGGGAAGGTTTCTCGCATGTGATCGGCAAGTTTGTCCATCTCTGTTCGGAGAGTGGATTCAAGCTTCTGGGCTTTTACAACATCAAAGGGCCAGCCTGCTGTTTCTTGCAGTGCCATGATCTTTGCCAGGTCATGTTCAAGCCAAACAGCATCTTTAAATTTACCTAGTTTGTTGCGGAAGATTGTATTGAACAGGGTTTCAACAACGTGAACATCCTGCTCGCAGTAGTCTTCCATTTCTTGGGACCACTCAGACCAGTCGCTAGTTTTTCCAAACTCACCCTTGTAATCACCAAGGCGATACCCCCAGGCTTCCAACGAGTGGCGACCATAGAGTTTACCTGGCATACCAATGGGCTTCTTACGAAAGTCCATCGACAGGATGTGTGGTTGGAATAACCGGCTAAGAATCAACGTATCGTAACACCTTGCCTTGGGTTCAAAGAAAGGATAGATCTGTTGAATAGCTGGAATGTCAAACCCAACGATGTTGTGGCCGATCAAGATGTCAGCTTCTGCTAGGATGTTAACCCCAGTAGTAACAGACTCATGCGTACCCACATCGTTGTAACGAAGTACTTCACCTGTGTCTAAATTTTTAGTCACGATACAGTGAAGCCGATCCATCCCTTGGCGGGGCAGACCGTTGGTTTCAATGTCAAAGAGAAGTCTCATAGTCCCCAGTATCCTGGTTCCTCCGTGTCAAGGGTACGTTGCGTAATAGGATCTGGTCGCCCACATTCTTCACAGAAGTAACCACTCGGGTCCATCTCTGAGAAAAAGAAAGCGTCAGAACCGCAGGCACAAATAACACGGCTAGAAATCTCCGTAGTCTGTGGCAGGGGTGGAAGCTTTGGAGTCATTGAACTCAGCAGTAAGGTCTTCAGTCATGCGACCGGTATCAGATTGATAAACAATTGTACCAGCCTTTCCGGTTTGACCATTAAATCTGTTCTTAAGAACTCTGATGTTGGCAAAGTTCTGACCAGAAGAAAGGTTCCTTTCAAGCGCAATAACCATGTCGGACAGTTGAACGATGCTGTGGCTGCCACGGAGTTGACCGAGGCTAACCTGTTGACCATCTTCGTGTCCCTTGTCTCCTTGGGGACGCTTGAGGTGGCTGATAAGAATCATACCAACTCCAGTCTCCTCAACAAAAGATCGAAGCTTGGTCATGGTCACATCAATGAGCTTACGTTCATCGTGCGACTCGTTCCCTGACATCAGGATGGAAAGGTGGTCAAGGACAATCCATTGAACCTCCTTTGCTTGTGCCATGAACCGGCAATCACTAAGTATGGCTTCAGGATCGACTGACCCGAACCCGTCACGAAGAAATACCTGTCCAGTGCCAAGCGACGCATCAAACGCTGTTTTAAGGTCATCTTGTGGTAGCTCGTTGTTTAGGTGAAGAGGTTTGTTTGCCTTGACCGACATCAACCGAAGGGCTGTGCGTTGAAGGCTCTCCTCAAGGGCAATGTAGCCCACCTTTTGTCCCTGGTCAACCAAAGACTGAGCAACTTCTCCACAAAAGGTACTCTTGCCTACCCCAGACCCAGCCGTAACCGTAACCAATTCACCGAGACGGAGCCCGCTGGTGATGCCATCAAGACTATTAAAAGGCCAGTTAGCATCCCGACCATGTAAAGGCTTAATTGCCAGGTCAAAGAGGTCTCGTCCGTCGATGACGGTCTTTGGTGAATAGGGTTTCTTTTGCCAGAAGGCTTGTCTGATTGCATCGGAATCCTTAGCAATGATTGCTTCGTTAGCATCTTTATATTCAGAAAGCTTTGCAATGAAGACCTTCTGATGGTTAAAGAGCTGAGCACATTCCTGAGCAGCCTTCTGTCCAGCCTCATCACTATCAAAGAACAGAACGATTTCGTCGTATCTGTCGATGAATTTGTACTGGTGCTGGAGTGACTTCTTGGCAGCATTGGCCCCATTGTCAAGGCTGACCACAGGCCAGTTAGGACGGGCTTGCCAGACGCTCAAAGCATCTATCTCACCCTCCGTGATGACAATGGTTTTGTTGTTGCCCTTAGCCCCTCCGAAGAGCTGCTGACCAAACAGTTGATGGTCTTCGTTCTTTCCTGACCACTTGAAGTCCTTATCAGGAGTCCTGGCCTTGAACGCAATCAACTGCCCCTCAGAGTTGTAGTAAGGGAAGCGAAGAGTTTTGGTCTCCGCATCATACCTTACGTTGAACTTCTTGCAGGTGTCCTCAAGAATACCCCTGGAGCGGAGAGGAACAATGTCCCCGGTAAAGTCCATGCGGAAATGCGGCTTGTGAACAGGAATAGATTCGCCATCACTAAACTCGTAATGGCCACAAGAAAAGCAGTGCCCATGACCGTCAGTATAACGACCAAGGGCATCGCTACTGCCACACTTAGGGCATGGCTCATGCCTTACAAATTCGCTTTCTGAGTTCATCAAGGATGCCGTTGTACTGATCAAGTTCTTTTTCATGATAGCTTATCCAGCCATCAAGAGCAGCAACAAAGGCTTCAGCAACCTCAGTTGAAGTTATTTGATCGGGTTGGCATTCGGCAAACACGTCGGCAAAGTAATCCTCAATTCGTTGTTGGATGTTCATCGAACCAGTTAAGTGGAATGGAGTGGTAAGGTGCCCAAAGGAATCCGTTCTTTTCTGCCCACATTGCGTAGGTAGTTTTAGATTCCTTAGAGATGGTGTTGTGGGGTGCCTGAAACACAAGTCGAATGTCGAGGTCTGGATGTTGCTTTTTAACAGCAAGCATCTTCCTTCGATCTTCTGGTTTGAAGTAACCCTTGGCTTCAATGATCACCCCATTTGGCAGAACAAAGTCTGGTGTGTAAACGGCGTGAACGGTGTAGTTAAGTTTTAGAGTTTCATACTCAAACGATTGTCCATTGACTTCTAACCACCGGGCTAGCCGCTCTTCAAGGCGGGACCGGTAATTAGCCATCAGAACGGAATGTCGTCGTAACTAGACTCATCAGCCGCTTCCTCATTCGGTTTAAACGAAGGAGAGCCAGCTTTGAAACCATTACTAGTTCCAAACAACGCAGCCACGTCGTCAAGATCAAGATCACCAGAATCAGACCCGCCAGACCCAACAAGTTTGAGAATCTGAGCGCCTCGAACTTTGAAGCTACATCCGACTTTGGTGCCGTAGACATAGGGCTTCAGGTCAATAATCAAGCGAACAACAGTGCCCTTCCAAACGGGGGTGTCAACATCAACAGGAACCCCATCGGTATCCACCCAGGGGAACATCGGAGCACCTTCCTCACCGCCGTAGGAGATCTTAACAAGACCATCCTCCTGCCACTTGGGCAGTTCTTCGGTGAAGCGTTTGCCAGCCATCTTGTTCTTGCCCCAGGCAATGCACTGTTCATAACAGGCATCAAACTTGGCAAGGTCTTCATCGGGGATGCGGAAGCTGATGGTGCAGTTGTTGTACTTACCACTGGGCTTCAGGGCATTGATGTAACCCTCAAGAGTGGTGGTAATGATGAAGCGGTTTTCAGACATGGGTGATGTGGTGGTGGAACTCAGCGTCGGTGGTGATCTGGTTGTGGTCTCGGATCAGTTCAAAGACCTCCTCAATACTACCATCAATAGACGGATCGTAAATGCGTTGGGCTTCTAGAACGTCCTCAAGACCCAGATCAAAGCGGTTGGTGGTTTCAGTCATCGAAGTCAGAGTAAGCCTCATCATAGGCCTCTAGGCAGTCCACAGCATCACCGCCTTCCATGGCAGCAAGCATGTAGGCAGCCTGGGCAAACTCCTCAACAAGGTATTCGAAGAAGGTGATCTCAAGGCCAAAGGCCTCCATCTCCAACTCGTATTCCTCGTAGAGGTTTTCGATAACCGACTCCTTTACGATGAACCGTTCAGCCAGCAGGGAAAAGTCAGGTGTGGTGCTCATTAGCAAAAGAAGTAGGCGGAACTTTGAACATCATTGATGTCCAGCGTATTCTGCATTACATCCTCGTCAAAAGATGCATTGAGTTGATCTGCCCAGTTCTTCAAAACAGGCTGAGAGTAGATCTCAACAAACTTGTTTCGAATGGCTTCACCCATCATGTCCATGTCACAGGAACGACCAAGCACACAATCATGGATCACCGTGAATGGAAGAGACCACTCAGCAAAGACCAGATGTAATAGTGCTGCATCAAGACTGTGAATGAGATTAGGGCTGCAAGCTGTCCTGGCTTTGGTTAGATCAATCTGTCGTTCTTCAAAGGGTTTCAAAAGATGAGTCTGAATGCGTTGACCAAGAAGCTTGGTGTTAACACGTTCACAATCATTCCTTCGATACTCTTGAACAACAGGGAACCCAGAAGGAGTTATCCACTCAATCGTAGGCTTACCGGATTGGATGACCTCACCGGCTACCTTTTGAATGAACTCCATAGATTTACAAGGACCAGTAAAGACCTCCTTCACCGCATAACGATAAATGGCCTTTACGATTGCTTGTAATTCTCCAGGTTGTAACTCAACACCCTTCAACTCTTGTCGGATGTAATCCCTAGCAGAGTTTTCAGTTACCCCATAAGGGGTGGTCATCACGGTTCGCTTTGTTACCTTCCGCGTAATAAGCGGATGAAGATGCTCAGGAAGTTGTTCCTTTGCCTTCTGGGCAACAATGGCATACCCGTCAGACGGTCTCGGTGTGGGGACAACGTTGACCATCTCTGCTGCTGTTCTGTCAAGCGCCAATGCTGATAGGTGTTGGAGACCAGAGCAAGTGGCATCAACAGACACAGGAAGACCAGAGGTTTGTTTGGTTTTAGTAATGACACAGTGGTAATACTCAATAGCAGCAGCAAGAAAACACCAAGGCTCTTCAGCACCAGACCAAGTAGCAATTGTTCCCTTTGGATCGAAAGCAATCATACTGATGAAGTCGTGGTTCTCCTTTGCCCAGGCTATTCGCTCTTCCATTGGAGCTTTATCAAGACCCCAAGTAGTAGCTACCTGGAATCCTAACCACCAGTCATTAACAGGCCCCTCTTCATCAAAGTAAATAAGACTCTTTTCAAAGTCAGTACCTTGTGGGCTGAGGCTTGTGGGAATTGGATAAACCCTTCCCCTAAAGTCAAACGACCAGGGAATCCAAAAGGTGTCATCTTTGTATTTGTTCGCAACAAACAAACACTCAGTTGTTCGATAGTTCTTCTGCGCCAGAGCAGAGTTGTTATCTTCGATCTCAGTACGAGCCCGTCGATACGCAATCTTATCCTCCTCGGAGGCGGTCTCCCAGGGGTCTGGCTTTGGCGGTGGAGGTGTTGGCTCCTCAGCTCGGAACTTACCCACAGTAATGCGGTGTTCCATGCAGAAGTTGGCTATGTCAAGGATCTCAGGGTTGATCCGGTATGGCACCTTCTGGAGACGGTTCAACATGGCCAGGGCCGTGCTTTCCCGTACAACAGAGCACCTTCTGGGCACAGCAGACCGAACAAGCTTGTTCAGACGCCGCAACTCATTGGTCAGGTACCCCCCATCGTTGCCCTCATTCCAGTCGTTGGGCTCACACAGCATGGGCCACAGACATGCAGCAAAGCCCTCAGCCTGCTCTAGAAGCGCCTCCTTGGCCTTCAAGAAGTCGGGTGAGTAGGTGAGTACCGTAAGCTCCTGTTTACCGCCCTTAGAAACGGTCCTGGAGGTTACCCAGCCGGTGGATCGAGCCAGGCAATCAACCAACCACCCACCAACAAGGTGTCTGACCGCCGTTGACCACCTGTCGGGGTCGTAGCTGGCCTTCCTCATCGCCGCTCGAAAGCGTTGAACCTTATAGAGGTAGCCCTTGTGGGCATGGATGGTGAGCCTTGCCTTTGAAAATAGATCCGGATGGCTGGCCTCAAACTGATCCAGCATGATCTGATCATGAACCAACCTACCAATGTGTGTGGTCACATAGGCATACGTTGGCTTCTCGATCCTCCTAACACCAAGAACATCCAACACACCCTTTGCCGTGATGAGGGCAAGAATGGCTGGATCGCAGTTCTTAATGGGAATTACAGCAGCAGCTTTCTCTGTTGCCCACCCTTGGCTGATTCGATGGAGCTTAGAACTGATCTCGTTGGTAATCTTTTCAAGACCAGCCTTGATAAACGCATTTCCATAGACAGTAGAGCTGGCATAAGACCTGTCCTCTGCTGCCCTGGTGCGTTCCCTGAGCCTGTTAATGGCCTCTGTGCGAGCACTTAGCTCTCGCTGATACTGTCTGGCGAGTTGCTCTCTGGTTGCCATTAGTCCTCAGACTGTGTGTTCTTGGTGTGGATGGTCTCTCGTGCCCTACGCACAACGATGATGTTACTGATGATGGAGATCAGGTTCTGAGTCATTTCGATCTCATCCTCTGACCCATCAAGACCCAGCTGGGCACTCAACAAACGATCTGCTTCACCCTCTTCAATGTCAGGATCCAAGATGTCAGAGTGAGCGTTTACCCTACCAACCAGATCCGTACATCTATCCACTGCCATATGCTGGAGAGTATAGAGGAGGTCATCGTAATCATCACTGTTTGGGATTGGGAAGGGCATGTCTCTGTGCTTTGTTGAAGGTTTGAATGGCCAGCATCTGTGCTAACTGTTTCTTTCCCAGATACGAATACTGAGAAAGCTTGTTTCTCTTGGCCAGCTTACGCAACTGCCTCCAGGTAAGGATGTCCTCAAGGTGGTTGGCCAGTTGATCAATGGTGAAGGTCATCGCCACTGTGGTGTAAGTAGAACGTTGATTGAGTGATACTGAAACTCAGGAAACAATTCCA